TCGCTCGATGCTGCGCGGTAGCCGCGCATCTTGTAGACTTTGCGCTTCATGCAGCTTCAATCCACGCCGCCTTGAGCGTGACAAGTGCCGACCCGTCCGCGCTTGCGTCGGTCGTCAGGCAAATTTGTACTTCGAGCACGGTCTCCGACGCTAGGGCGTTCAGCGTTGCGTGAACGTTGTACGTCGTCGGCGATGTGGCGCTCGTCGACGTGGTTGTTTGCTCTGCACCGACGATGGTGTTTGCCGTCTTGTTGAACAACCGGACCTTCGCCGCGTTGCTTGCGTTACTCGTTTCGAGCATGTAGCGCAGCGAGATGCTTTGGCCGGCGCGTACGTCAAGAAGCGACTTGTCGAACGCTATCGATCCAACAACGGCATAAGTTGCGGTGTCGTTGGTGGCGGTGCTTCCGAGGATGTTCATCCGCTTTGAAAGCGGGTAAGCGAACGCTGGCGTGCCAGACGCGGCGACGCGTAGCACTTTGCCTTCGTCGCCCGAAACGGCCGAAGGAACCTCTGAAATGGAACGCCAATCGACAGATAGGGTTCCGCTTGTGTTCTTTACGTAGAGAAACGTGCCGTCTGCACCTTGCGGAGTGAGTGCCGCCGCCCCGGTGTTGTCGACATAAAACAGTTTTCGCGCGTCACTACCTGTGATGGCCGGGAGCGCGTAGCTTGGCAGGTAGCCGGTTTTCCACTCAGCCTCGTTGCTGCCGTAGCCAAGAAACTTGCCTGACGCTCCCCCCGACGGCAACGCGTTGAGGATTTGCCAAGATGGCTCCCCGCTTGCGACGGTGAGTACCTTGCCATCATCGCCTGGTGCCGGCGCCACGACGATTTTTTGCCAATCCATAGGCGAAACCGTCGTAAGTCGGTACACGCACCCGTCAGCAATTACGTGCACGAGCATCCCTTGCAGGAGCCTGTAACTTGCGATGCCGTCGCGAGCCGCAATGTTGGCGACAACGTGAATGCCACCTTCCAAACGGTTGGCGAAACCGTCGGGGAACGCGCCCGCTGCCGTTGGCGTAAACGTCAAACCCTTCTCAGCCATTAGCTAACCTTCACCTGGAATGTGCCAGTGAGCTTTTCAACGCTTCGCCAAACCGCATAGGTACGCGTCACACCATTACGCGTGATGCTGACAGTCGACCCTTGCGCCTGCATGTCGAAAGCAAAACCGGTGTTGTTGTCGACAAACGAAGGCGAGGCACTCGTGTACGGCGAGGCGTTCGGCCAAAGGAAATACACGTATTGACTCGACGCCGAAATGGTTTGCGTTTGCGTTTTCGTCGCCGAAAGCGCCTCGCTAAATCCTGACTGCAAGGCGTTGTTGTACACATCCGTTCCAGCGACTGACGAAGCGGTTGATTTGCCCCAATACACGTGACTCGTGAACGTTACGCTTAGTGTCTTGCTTGCCGTGACGCCCGTATCGTTGTCGGTCGCCGAAAGCGTAAATGTGACAACGGGGTCTGTTCCGATATCGGTTCCGAGCCGTGTCAGCGTGCCTGTCGTGGATGCCGAGGCGAACGGCGTTGCGAAGGAGATGGTGAGGTCCGTGTCGCTTCCGTTTGTCGAGCCCGTATCCGTCTTGGTGATGGTTGCAGTTTCGGGCACTCCGTTGTTGTACGTTGCCGCAAACGTGGTTCCCGTGAAGAGCGTACCGCGCGCGACTGTAGCGGTGAGATTTGAGGTGAACGTGGCAATCCCGAAATCGGGAGCAAGATCGCTTAGGCGTAATTGTCGAAACGCCGCACCACCTGAGCCGTTGGTGACGAGCGCTTTGTTTGTGGCCGTTTCCCCCGTTGTCGCAACGTCATCCTTGGTGACCTTGCGAGAGATTGCCTTGCCGCTTCCATCCGTGCCAAGCACGGTGTTGGTGCCGCTTAGTTTGATGTCTGCTGGCGTTAGGGAGCGAAACTGAACGCCGCCCGATGTGCCGCCGCCATCTCCTTCGACGAGAGCCGCACCCGCAACTTCGGCGTAAGCCGGCAACGAAGCGCCGCCGCCGCCGCTACCCGCGCCTCCACGGATGATTTGATTGAGCACGCCGGTCCAACCGTGCTCTGCGTTGTGTTCATAGGTCTCGTTCGTCGCGAGGACCACGTAACCGTCGCCGGTTGGAACGGCGACCTTGAACGTCGTTCGCAACGTTGGATCGGGCCTTCCGAATCGGTCGGCGCCACGGTTTACGACGCTTTCAAAAATGAGCGACTTGCCCGCAAGAGGCGCCGTGAACGTCGCCGTCTTTGCCGCCGCGTTGACGACAAGGTCAGCGTTGATGGTGTCAACGTTTGCGGTTTCATCGCCCGAGATGCAGGCGATGGACCAAACGTCGACACCGGTTGGGTCGGCGAGGGCGATGGTGACTTCAGCCGAAACGGCTACCTGCGCAACCGGCGGCGTCGTTTGAGGTGCGCCGCTTCCGCTGCGCACTGTGCATGCTGGTGATGGCATTTATTTCACGAAGTAAATGGTAAGTTTGCCGCTTCCGCCGTTGCCGCCGTTGCCCCCCGACACATCATCTGCCGCTGTGTATTTGCCAGAGCCGCCCCCGCCCCCACCTCCAGCGCCGCTGGCGAAAGCTGCTGACTGGCCGGCGAGCCCCTTCATGTATTGCTGGTCTACACCGTTGCCAAAATCCAACAAATCAACATAGCTAACACCGCCACCCGCTCCGCCGTTGCCTCCCGATCCCGCGCCTCCGCCACCTCCGCAACCGACGAACGTATCGTTAGCGACGAATGTGGTGTTTTTTGCAGGCGCACCACCAGCATAGTTTTCGGAATCAGTACCGTAATCCGCTGAGATGAAAGTAGCCGGTAGCAAGCCAGCGTCGATGAAGCCACCTATGCCGCCAGACTGCATAGGTCGATGATAATCATATTGGATGTCGGTCGAGATGTTCTGCGCGTCGCCGTGAAACCAAAATTCCCAAGGCACACCAGGCTTGGCGACGAGCGTTCTGTTGCTACGCACAGACGTGGCGCTGCGTCCGTTTGTGCCGCCTGCGGCACCGCGAAAGCGCACCGATCCAAACAACGTATCACCCCCACGCTTGCTTGCGCGATCGCCACCCAATCCAATCGTGACCGCCACAGAGCCGCCAGGCGTTACGCTTGCGCGCTGCCATCGCGCTAAAGCGCCACCGCCACCGCCACCGCCATTCGATAAAATGTGACCTGTGTCATTCTTTTGCCAACCAACATTTCCTAAACCGCCATCTCCACCAGCTCCTCCGCCGCCGTAACCGTAAAGCAGCACCTCAGTCACACCAGATGGGACCGTCCATGTTTGATTTGCGGCTGTACTCGTCAGTTCTTCTTTGCGAAGTTTCGAGCCTTGCGCCTGCTGATAAAGCCGCCACGCGCCCGCTGCAAAGATGAACGACGCCCACGGACCATCTGCCCTTTGCCCGTTGCCGATTGCGTACGTCGCACCCGATGCCGTTATCGTCACCGTCCAAGCAAAGTTTGGGTCAGCGAATATGGATATGACCTCGCCCGTCACGACGCCCGTTGTCGAAAGCGTGAGCGTTCGGTTTGCCGTGACCGTCGCTCCTATCTCGACAATGGTATTGCCGTTGCCAACCGTTAGCGTCGTGTCGGCATTTGGCATTGCAAATACTGACTGAGCAAACCTCCCGCCGCCCGAAAGCACGATGCGACCGCTAAGCGTGTCGCCCGCTGGCGTCTTATCAAGCGCCTTGGTGAGCGCCGTGTCGATGGCGTTGGCTTCGTCGTGCGTAAACGTGTCGAGCTGATTCCAGCCCGCCTGCTTGGTTCGGTTGATGGTCATCTTATGCCAACTTCAAGCGGTCAAGGTTTTGAGACACATCAAGTCGGAATATGTCGCCGCGTACGACCTCAAACGTCACCCACGCGGGCAAAACGGAATCAAGAAAGCCGTAAACGCTCGATGCAATGTCCGAGTATTCTGCGTCCTTCATCCAATCCTGCGGCGTTGTGACAACTTGCACGTGAGCGACCGACGACGTCCATCCATCGACGAGCGCTTTGCATGAGAAGTGCGTGTCGACCGCGTAATTGCCAACGGGGCACGTAAGCGTGAGGCCGGTTTGACCGATAGTCACGACGTCATTGGTTTTGAAGACCTGTCGCTCTGTTTGGTCACCAACCGTCCACGCGACGGTTAACTCAGCTTGCGAGCGATCACCCGCTTGCGTGACAACCATATCAAGCACAACGTCTTGCATCACGAGCCCCGCGACAGTGGGAATGGGAGCGCCAATAACGTCGCAATCAACCCGCCACGTGCCGGGGTCATTTCTTACGACGTGGGGGTCGTTCCATTCCTGCGTTTCGATGACGAAGGGAATAGGCGAAAGGAGCGGCGTTAGCTTGTCGGTGATAGCTTGCCTCGTGGGCACGAAGCCCGTGAGCCGCCGGCGCTCCACGAGTCGCTTGTGACGTTCGCCAAGCGTTGCCGATGGTGACGGTACGATTCCAAAGATGGCTTCCCATCTCGCAAGCAGCGGCGTTGAGCGAAGGTCGTAGAGCTTTGCAAGCTTCGCGTTGGTGTGCCACACGCTTGCGATAGCGCGCGCGATAGCGTGGTTTTCGACCCACACGTTTGTTCCTTCCGCCGCAACGAATGCCGTCCCGCGCGACTGGCCAACGGCTTGTGTGAGCCCTTTGACAATCGACAGCCCAGAGCCTCCGAGCTTTGCCGGGAACGGTGCGTAGCCGCCAAAGGTTGGCATTAGCGCGCCCGCACCACGAAGGTCTCGCCCGTGGCGTCCACGGATGCTCCAGCCATGTCAAACACGTAGACGGTAATGACGTTGCCCGTTGCCGCCGCTTGCACGTGCCTAGCTTGCGGGCCCGTGGCGCTGCCTAGTGCCGACTTCAAATTGACCGTGTGCGAGCCTTGCAGCTCGTCTTGCACCGATAGCGGTACCGTCAAGGTAAAGGTGCCTGTTCCAGTTTTGACAATGCTTGGCACCGTCGTCGTTGTCTTTTTCCAGACGGCCTCAAAGCTCGTAACCGTCGGCGTAGCGCCCGCCGTAAAGGTAACCTCGACGCGGTCGACCATGCGCGAACTCATGGCCACATCGCACGCGAGGCGATTGTACTCGATTGCGTCGAGGTCGGTCTCAGGGTCGACCGGGGCAATCTCATAATTGCGCTTTGGCGCCCCGTAGTTGGTTATGTTCGATGCATCAGGCAACGGCATCAGACGGCCTCGTAGATCGCGATGTGGCGCGGAATGTATATCTTGGGCGCATTGCTCAAACTTGCCGGCACATCGGGCGCCGTCGCTTGCGTGCGATAGAGGAAAGCGGCGTCCTGTACCTCGTCGCTGCTGACAACAACGGCGCGAAGCATGGCCGCATCCACGCGATAAGGCCACGACTGCGCTGGCGGTGGATGACGGAACCCACGACCGTAAAGCGGTGAATCCGACGCCAGTTTTTCGCCAGGGCCAAGCGCTGCGAAGGCTTGGATGACGGCGTTGAAGTACGTTTCGATGTTGGTGGCGTTTGGCGAAATCAAACATCCCGCCGTGATACCGGGAAGCGGCTTGTCGAGGGTGATGGATACCGTTGGAAGGCTGCCGATGACCTCCGCCGTCATCACGGTGGCCGTGTACACCTGCCAGGTGTACGGCGATAACCAAGCAATCTGCGTGACGCCAGCGATGGGCACGCTTGGCGCCTGCACGGTGTATGTCGTGACGTTTGCCGATGGTCCGACGGCTAAAACAGGCGCGGTAAAATCCGACGCACCGTTGATGTTTTTCGGCCACGTTGCGCCGTCGGTCCACCCGCCACCAGGCCCAGGCGGCCTCGCCTTCGGTGATGAGGGGATGGCAACGGCAATCGACACGTCGAACGGCACCTCATTCACCGATGTGACGATGGTGGACACGCCTTCAGGGTAGAGCCCGTCGATGTAAGGTTTGACCGAGTTTGCCACGACGGCGTCGGTGACCCTTCGACCCTTGCTTGTGTCGCTTGGGTAGCCAACAACCGCTACCGCGAGCGAGCCCGAGCCGGCGACGCCGGGATACACAAAGGCCTTTTGCACAATCGAGTCGGATTGCTCGGCGAGCAGCGCAACGTGCGCCGCGTTACCAGCGGCAGGAGGGTTGCGTAGCCAATCGTAAATGCGTTGGCGAAGTGTCTCGTCGTCCTCGGCCTCGGCGCCGCCCGTGATGCCTCCCGTCGCAACGGTGGCCTTCGAGTCGCTGAACGGTGGCGGGTTGACCCACCTGAAAACATCGCCCGCCGGATGATTGGTCGCAGCTCCGGTGTCGAGGGCTTCGATCGGTATCGTGTCGCCGCTTGCGTAGACGCCGCCTGTCAGCACGCGAAAACGAAAGCCCGCCTGGTCGACAAGCTCGGCGCCAACCGTCACCGTCGTCTTCGCTGTCGAGGTCAAGATAACGCTACCAGCGCCGCCAACAGCCCCGCGCCGTTCGCTCATGCCTATGTTGTTGGCAATGCCGTCAAGCTCGTCGCCTGTCGCAGTGTCCGGCATAACCTGGTCGGCTTTGACCTGCGCGTTGGCCATCGCGACCTCAATCTGATCGCCGATGGCTTGCGCCAAAATGTACGTGTCGGTTCCTTGGCTGACGTTTGGGTTCGCAACGCCAATCCCGACAAGGCCGGCGCGGTACGTGCGCAGGAAATCGTCACGAATGTCCGACGATGATTTGACCGTAAAATCAGCCATTAGATTTGAGTGGTCTGTTCGATTTCAGTTGTAAGGTCACGCCAACGAACTTGCGTGTAAATGGGGCGAACGGATGCATCGATCGTAATGTCGACGACCTCGATGGCCTTCTCTTTCACAAGGCCCGCGAGTGCTTGGAGGATGGTGGCCCTGCGGCGTGAAACGAAGTTGTTGCCGATAACGCCGCCGGGCGTGTCGATGCCAAGCGTATAGACGCTCGCACTTCCCACCGTCGTCGTGAGGGCCAGTTGCACGCGCTGTGCAACGGCCGAAACGCCAACGTATCTCCCGCGCTCGTCGATGACGTATTGCCCGGTGACGGGGTCGATGAGGCGTGTCGATTGCTGCACACCGTTTGCGTCCACAAGCGATGTGCCGGCGTTGGAGGGTGCTGCATCGGGCACACCAAGCCCTGCCGGCGCTTTGCCAACAGGTGACTTTCCGACACCAATCACGTGAGGCCACCCGTCCCGGTGCCGGTGACCGGAGCGGGTCCGGTGCTCGTTGCTGCCGTGCCCGATACGTCGACCGTGACCGTCGCTTGAAGCAGGTAGTCGTGTATGGCTTGCGCCATGCGCGCCATGGCTTCACGGCCTGCCGTGTCCGTTGCTTGCACGCCCGTCGCCGAAATAAGCGCGGAGGCTAAGGTTTGCGGATTGAGCGCCATTAGAGCGGGCAGGATGGTTCGGGAAGCGTGAGCGAAGGAAGTGACGGAAGCGTTGGCAGAGAAGGCAACAACGGAAGCCCCGGCATTCCAATCGACGGCAACGAAAGCGCCGGGTCGAATGCGGGCAACGTGATCGGTATGCCGAACGAAAGGGACGGAAGCGTTGGCAACGACGGCAACAACGGAAGGCCAGGCATCGGCAACGTAGGCAACGACAACGTCGGATCGAATGCAGGCAGCGTGATGGGAATGCCGAAAGCTAAGGAAGGCAAGCTAGGCAAGCTCGGCAAAGTCGGTAAGCCGGGAATGCCTATCGTGGGGAATCCGCAACTCATTCAATTTTGACTTTGACCGACGGCGCCGCTGCAACGCCCGTCGGGCCACGAACAGCCGTCAAGACGGCGGCGTTGCCAATCATGACCCCCGAACCATCAAGAAGCGTTGTGCCCGACCCCACAAGCGCGATGTCGCCGCTTGCGCGAAGAGTTAGCGCCGCCTTCCCCGCCGTGATGGTCACGCCATCTTCGTCGGCGATGATGCCGAATCCTTTGCCGTTGATGGCTACTAATCGGTTCGCGTTCGAGTCGAGGCTGACCGTCATCCCATCGCCCGAGCCCGAGTTTCCGGCTCGCGTGTAGAGATGAATCGAGCCGTCTTTTTTCAAAAAAACGCGCCCCTGCGAATTGCCGTTTTCGCCCGGCGCATACATGCACGTTTCGCCATAATCGAGGCTCGCGTAAAGCCCGTGACAGCGAACGTCACGGCTCCCGATCACGCAATCGCGGTCGCTCGCTCGCAAGATGACCGCCTGCGGGCCGCCCTTGTCACGCTCCGGCTTTGATGGTCGTGAAGCGAAGCCAATGTGCTGCACCCATTCGGCTTCGACGCTTTCGGTGACGTCGCCATCTTCATCGCCAAGGATGGCGAGAATCGTGTTGGTGGCGGCATCGCGAACCGTATTTAGGATCCCGATTCCGCGATCCCAAACCGGTTTGAAGGCTAGAAAGTCCATTAGAGGCGAAGCGTGTTAGGGCGGATGAGCGTTAGCGTGGTGGTCGTGCCGCCGCTGCGTGACTTGTTGAGCATCACGCCCTTGATCCACATCGTTTCGTGAATGTTTGCAACGTCATCGCTCACGATCACCGTAGTGTCGACGGCCCACGGCTTTCCGAAATACGTGTGACCAGCAACAACGTACATGCACTCGATGGCGCGTGACTGACGTGAAGCCATCTCGCGCTTTGTAAAGTTGATGAGCTCTTTCAGATTGTTTGATTCCGGGTCGACCAAAAACATCGGCCTTGCTCGCGGATACGGATTGCGTGCCTTGGGAACGAGTCCGTCCTCAAAGTCTTTTTCGGTGATGACGTACGCCTTTGGAAAGCGCTTTAGAATTGCTTTCACCGCATCGACGTACTCGCCATTGTCGTCAACGCCGATGAGCTCGTTGACCATGATGGCGCGAATGGTCGACCTCGAGAACTCACCACCACCCGCGCGACCGCCGGAAATGATGACCGATGGCTGGTCAGTGCGAGCGTGACGAACAGCGCCGCTGATAATGTTGTTCGCGCTACCGCGTCCAGGGCCGCGAAGTCTCACTAGGTTGTAGATTGGTTCCTGATCGAAATCCGGTTTGCCGACCACGACGCCAGTGCCGTCAGCTTTGGCCCAAATATGAAGGCCCGCACGCTTGGCAAGGCGCCCAAGAAATTCGTACGCCCCTTCCCTCGGGTACGGCTTGGCTTGATGAACGGCGAATGACGTAGGCTTTGCCGTCTTCTTGCCATGCTTCAAGGCAGCGGCGTTGACGGTAATTTTCTCCGCACCACCTGCGGCGTTTGCAGACGCCACCTTGCGCTCAAACTTGCTCGTCTTGCTTTGGTTGCCCTTACCCTTTGGCGTTCCGAACTGGTTGGCTGCGCGAATCGACCTATCTGCGACGTTGTCTAGGGAGATGGTCGTGAGCCCATAAGGGGCGAGCACCTTGCCGATGACGTCGATGAGCGACTGGTCAGCCGAGAATGTCATGTATGGGTCGATGTTGCTATCGACTACGTCGCCGAGAACGTCACGCCCTGACACTGCGAACACGGTGCCGCTTGACCGCTCCGAGCCCATCGCGACTTCGTCGATGTAGCCGGTGCACACGCGTTTGCCGTTCACCAGAAGGCTAACCTTCATTCCCGGCGCGATACGACCAGAAGCGCCAAGAGGAATGTCAGGGTCGCCTACGCTAAACGTAAAGCTATCCGCAGGCGTCAGGAAGTCCGTGCGAAATGTGTACTGCGTCCACCTGTCGAGGTTGTAGCCGAGACTGTCGAGGTGAAGCGTGCACTCGTCGAGGTCGGCGGCCATTAGACCAAAGTGGCCAGCGGCGAGATGCCGCCCGTTACAGCGGCGACAACGCCCGGGTTTACGTCAACGCGGTAGTAGCGAACCACGGTGCGACGGTCGATGATGGGCGTCTTCACGATTTCAGGATTGAGCTCAATGAGCGATGTCACCGTAGATTGAAGACGTGAGGCTAGGTTGCCAACGGTCGTAGGCTCCGGCACGACGTAAAGGGAAACATCTTTAGTCACGCCGCTTCCGAGCATCTTGAGACGAATGATCGCGTCCCTCATTCGAAGAACGCTTTGCTTTACGTCCCAGAACTGCGGGTCCATAAGGCCAGTGATGCTTTCGTGAATGCGGTTTAGGCGGTACGTGATGCGGTCGATGACGGCCACCGCGCGCTTGGCTAATAGCGTCGCAGTGTCGAACACAGCGGCCACGAAATTCATCGCATCTAAGAGCGATGATTTAGGATCTGGGTCGAGATGTTTTAGGCTCACACCATCAAGCGCATCGTCAATGGTCTTTGCCTCGTCGAGTGCGACGTTCAAAGGTGACCGCTCCGAAAAAAGCGCCTGCGATTCGTCCTCGAACTCGGAATACTCCATCCACTCCGCGGAAACCGTCTCACCTCCGCGAGAGATAGAGGAGATGCTTGTGGCGCAAGACACTGGCTTGACCTTGACCGAACCAAACGAAGGGCACACGAGCACGCCCGTTGAACGGTCCGCCATAGCGGCAAGAAAGCGCCGGTGATGAGCCGGATACAGGTCAGGCCAGTTCTCGGTCACACCTCGAGCTAGGCCCGCGGTGAAAGGAATCGACGCAGAAAACATAAGCGGGTTTCGTCCCGTCGCCTCAACCCGTCCACCGTCTTGGTCAGGTCGCTTGTGCTGCGCAATGTCGTGCGTGATTTGTATGCGAAAATCAGTGATGGGGAACGACACATCACGGAACTTTGCTTCGAGAAGAGCGACGGTGAAGATGTCGCTCATGGCGCAGCCCTTAGCCCTGCCGTCATGGGTATCGATGCATTTACGGGCGGTTGAACTAGAAGCGGGGTGTTATTTCCAAACGGATCGTCGTCTGAATCAACATCCTTCTTAGTGTTCTTGATGATGCTCTCAAGTCTATCAGCGAAAACCAGTAACGCCGCCGCAGCTTCGTTGTGACTCTTTATTTCCGCTGCCTTCTCTGCCGGGTAACTACTGTCTGGATTCGCTGACGAAAGTACGTCACGAATCCAACTCCCAGCCTCGTTTGCGCGTTCTTGTTCACTGTCGACCATCGAACGAACAAGTTTCAACGCTGACTGAGCGGCCGCAAGTTTCTTGGTTGGGCTTTTGTACTTCTCACCCGTCGGTGATTCATTTTTTTCAAGTCGATCCACCATCTCCGAAACAACTTTTGGTCGCTCGGTGAGATCCTTTTTCGCCTTGTCGTCTTTGATGTCCGAAACAACCTTCACGCCGAGAGCAGCGGCGACAACTCCAGCAATCGCAAGACCGATCGGATTGGCAAGCATCGGAAGCGTCGCGGTGATGGCCGGAACCATGCCTCTGGACATGACGCCCGTAGCGGTCGCAACCGCAGCGTCTGCCGTGGCCGTGCCAATAAGCATGCGCTCAATGCCCTTCGTCACAACGTTACCAATAGCGACGGCGGCGAGCTCTTTCGCGACGCTCGCGCCTATCATTGTGGCAACGCCCGATAGCGGGTTTTTGATGACCCAATCCACAAAGCCAGCCACTGCCTTGAGCATCTTGGCGAACTGCGGAATAAGCTCCTTGATGGTCGGAACCATGTCGATGATGACTGGGATGAGCTCGGAAGCAATGCGCTCGCGTAGCTCGTTCATCGTTGACGCAAGACGCTTGTCAATTTCTTGCATGCGCTTGGCGGCGTCTTCACGCACCGTGGTTTCAGAGAGTGCGGCGTTTTCAAACTTGTTGAACGCCTCATCAACCGCCTTCATGCCTGCGGCGCCACCTCCGGCTCGGTTGTACACGTCCTGATAACCTGCGACGGCTCGATAGGACATGTGGCCGAACATTTCTAAAAGCAGAGATGGATCGCCCTTCGTCCTCGCGATCGTCTCCTTGATGATCTCCTTGGGGTCGCGGAGAAACTTCCCCGTCTTGTCCATCGTCTTGATTCCAAGCGCCTCGAACTTGTCGCGCTTGTTGATTATGTCGGTCGCAAGACGAACCACGGCCTCGGTGGCTTCGGGAGCCGCCGTAGCACCACCGGTTGCGGCGGCTTGCTGTACAATGGCGGACAGCTGCGAGAACGCGGAACCCTTGTTCTCGAACTGCGCAGCGCCGGAGCTGATACGGCCAGCATATTGGGCAAGCTCACGCATGTCGACCGAGCCCTCACGGCCCGCGCCAGCAAGAACACGCATCTGCATTAGCGTCTTGCTCATGTCGCCCGTGCCCATGTGCACGATGCCGGCGGTTTGCAGAAGCTCACGCATGTCGGCGCCGGTCGCGGTCGCCAGCTCCGTAAGCGCGCTAAGTCCCTTGAGGCCGGCAAGAACGTCGCCGCTCTTGGCAACAAATGCGTCTAGGCCTGAGAGAACATCGCCCGTGCTCATGCCGTACTGTGTGGCGACGCTTGACGCCCTCGAGCGAAGGTCGTTTGAGGACACTTTGTTGCCAGCCTGGTTGGCGAGGTCAGCGGCCTTGCCACGGTCCTCAAGTCCCTTTTGCACGGAGTCGGCCACCGAAAAGCCGCCAAGCACACCAAGGGTCATCGTTGCAGCATTGGCGACAGTGCCAAAGCCTTTCATGATGCCGCCCTTGATGGCACCAGCGGCGCCCGATGTGACGGTCGACGACCCTGGCAAACGTCCGATGCGCTCCGTGGCTCGCCTATGAGCATCGACAACGGCGTCGCTTTGAAGGCGCGCCTGTTCGGTGATGTGCTTCGTGGAATCTTCGACCGTGCGGCGGCGGGCCATGTAGAACCGCTGCACTTGTTGAAGCTGCTTTAGACCCTCGCGCTGCTCAATAAGGGTTTGTTGAGCGGAAGCCATTTCGTGCGTGCGAGTGACCGCGGATGCGGCGGCTTTTTCGTAATCAGCCCACCTTTTCGTCGCAGCGCTGACTTGCTTCCGCATCTTGGCAGATGCGTCGGTGATGTTCTTGAACGCGTCGACGTTGCTTTTTTCAATCGCTGCGGCGATGGCTTTTTCAAACCGTTCAAAGCTCTTTGCCGAGCTTAACACCTTGCGCTGCATGGCAGATGCAGCTTCGGTCACGGTACGAAACGCCTCTTGAACGTTCTGAATACCGCCGGCTTGAAAGTCGACGCGGATTGGTTCGCCCACTCGATACCTATTCCGTTACGTTCTCTGCTTCATTTGGTTTGGAGCTTTCGTCGTGCGGCAATCCATCCGAGGATTTGTCCGTCCGTGAGTCGTACAGACGGCACGCCATAGTACGCGCCAGGTTCGTCAGCGCGCCCCATGAGAGCAAACCTAAAGGGTCGGCGCTCCCTCCCTCGGCGAGCACAGTGATCCAGGTTTCGACCTCGTCGTCGGTCATCGTGGCGACGATTGGCCCAAGCTCTTGCTGCACAGTGAGATACGCGTGAAACATCACGCCAACCTCGTCGCTTGTGAGCCCAGCCTGGATCTCGTGCGGCGTGCGAAATGCGTTTTTTGACGTGTCGTCAACATCACGGCACGCTCGAAAAAGAATCTCGATAGCCGCGAGGTTGTTGTACACGTCCGCGTAACCCGCTTGAGCCTCTTCCTTTTTCGGAATGTCAGCGCCAAGCAACTTGCGGGTACGCCTCTCTGCCTCCGCCGCCGCCGCGTTCATTTCTTCCTGCGTGAGCACGACAAGCGCCACTTCGCCGACGGGTTTGCCGTCAGGCCCCTTGCGAGGAATCTCGGTGATGCGATGAGGTCGTGTGACGCTTGTGAGCTTGAGAAACAATGAGGACGCGGCGACGTCCTTTGGAGGCAAATTCATGTACTACCTAATCAAGTCCAATCGGCGAACTCGCCCATAAAGTCGAAAGACAACTTGGCTTCGGCGTTCACCGAATGGCTAAAGTCATCCTTGGTAAAAAAGCCGTTTGTTTCGAGCGTGCGACCGCCCGCAAAAATGGTCAGCTTCACCGGCTGCATTGCCTTGATGTACCCACCAGGGTTCAACTCAAAGTCAGACGCTGGCACGGCTGACTCGATGGAAATCATAAGCTCCTTTGCGCCCGGAGACATTCCGGCAAACCCGCGCGCTACCGTGTTGACCGGCTGCGCTTTCGAGTCGCGCGTAACCTTGACGCTCGCCTCTTCCATGAGCTTGCGACCGTCGACGTAAACTTCGGCGAACGTATAAATTTGCGTGCTCATTAGGCCACCTGCGCGATGTCGGTTGCGAATTGATCGGCAATGTCGATGAAGTCGACTTGTGCGCGCGCGCTGAGGCGCGTCGTCGGCGTGGTCTCGCGCTGCACGACGAGGCTCGCGATGGTTTGATCGACGTTCTCGATGCGGTCCTTCGCTTCGTGCACACGCAGAAGACCGATGAACGCAGAACGGAAGATGGCGGGTGTGACGACGTCAGGCCCCGGCGTGCGCTGACCGATCACCGGATCGTTGCCAATCTTCTTTCCGGTGAACTGCTGACTGACGAGCGCGTCCCAATCGTCGGCAAGGAAGTCCGCGAACGTGACCTTGTGCGCGTCGCGAATGCGGAAGTCTGACAGCACACCGTTACGGCAATACGACGTGATGCGCTTGACGATGTACGTGATGCCTCGAGCGCCTACCGCTACGGGCGTCACACCGTTGTTGAGGGCAGCGACAATTTCCGCGCGAGTGAGTGCGCGCCCGGAAAGCGGCGCTTTGAGATTCCAGTTTCGAGCCGTTGCAGCGTCGGAGCCGTAGCCGGAAAAGTTGGCGCGTGGCTCGGCTTGCGATTCCTCGTAGCTGTAGACGCCAACGGCGGCGGCGGCGACTTGTTCTGGCCTACGGTCGCTGTCAGGCGCCCAAATCACTTCACATCGGGCGTGGTTGGTTGCGACTGCCGATGCAAGCGTGTTGGCTTGCGTGTCGGTCGAACCAACAAAGACGCGTTGACGAATGCCGTTGAGTGGCAAAGCCATCTCATCGACCTGCGCCATAAGGGCGGCAAGGCTTGAATTGCTGCCGTCCGTCGCGCCGTAGGCCGCGCTTTGCTCGGTGACAATGTAATAGAACCGATGCGGCTTTATCGTCGCGAGCGCGTTGGCGTAGGACACGTCCGTGACGTCTCCGCCCGAAAGGCGCGTCGCCGTCGTCGGCGTAACCGTGAGGCCGGTGACTTCAAAAAAGGCTGCTTTGAACTTTGAAAAGTGAGCCTGTTCCCCTGCAACCTTGTCGGTGAGAGTAACGGTTGCGCCGGATGCGCTTGCTACGACGCCAAGGTGTTTTTTGGCGTTGATGGCTGGTTCCAAAATCGCGGCGACGCTTGCAGCGGTCGCATCCTTGGCAACGCTGATGTCAATGGTGTCTTCGTCGATGTAGACGCGTAGCGTGCCGGCCTTCGTTGCCGTGCCCGAAAGCGTGATGGTGCCCGTGGCCTTTGCTCCCGACACATCAGCGGGGCAAACCACGTGCACGTTTGCCGACGGGTTGACGCGCACAATTTCGCGCCACATGCGATGCGCCGGCGAACCAGCTTGCAACAGCGCATCAGCGTCCGCCTCGGTCGTCAGCGACGGCTGCGACGTTGGACCGTAAATCATCGAATCGACGACGGCCGAACCCGCCGAACCCTTGCGCGCAATGATGAGAATATCGCGCACCGCCGACGCTCCGGCGGCTTGGCCTTGGGCAAAGCCAACGTTGATGTACGAGCCGGGGACGGGGTCATTGACGGTGAGCCCCGGCAAAACAATCGTGCTCATGTTTCAGTTCCTGCCTGCGCGTCGTCCGCGCCTTTGGAGGTCGGTGTTGGTGTCGGGGTCCACGCAACGCCGCACGCGGCGGCCGTCGCTTCGTCGCAAGGCTCGAGAGCTCCCTCACGCACGGCGCGCACGTACTCAGCGCGAGCCGGTATCGTCGTCGGCTCAACGCGCGCCCGAAGGGCGTGATTGTTATCGACCTTGCACCACTCGCGCCCGATGTAGATTGGCGGATTGGCTTTCAGGTTTTCAAAGTCGGGCACAAGGCCAGCCTTCGCGCGCACGCGCAAAACGGTAGTCATCGCCGAAATGAGTCCCTTCGATTTCAAAGAACGTTGCGTGCACACTGCACGCATCACGTCAGACAAACGAAAGGCGAGGCATGACCGTGTGGGAGTCATGCCCCGCCTTCGTTGTCAGGTCGCTATCAGGCGGCCTTCTTGCCCTGGTCGATGATGGAAACGAACAAGTCGCTCGCGTTCATGGCAAAGCCCACGAGGATGAGGTTTTTTCCAGCGCCGGGCTGCGTGGTGCCGATGCCGCCGCCGTCCTGCACATAGTATTTGTCGCCAGCCGTCGCGCCCGAGAGCACGCCTGGGCAAACGCCGTGGCTGACGACCTTAGCCGTGCCGGAAGCGAAGGCGCGCACAACGCCGGTCACCCAACGCTTGCTGTCGTCGCCCGCGTCGGCTTCGCCAACGGCGTCATTGCCGGAGTGGTAAACCGCATCGCCAGCCGCAAGGCCAGAGCCCGAGAAGGCGGCCTCGATGCGCTTGTGCTGGTGGAGCGACGTGGCATCCGACTCGATGCCAGCGGTGAGGGTGCCGAGGTTGGCGGCGGTGACGTCGGAGGAGACGGCGCTGCCAGCGATTTTGAAAAGCGAAGGAACGCCAGTGACATCCAAGCCGCTTGAAGACTTCGAGAGGCGGTCGGCGCTTGCGAGCTTGAGGTCAAGTTTGCCAGAGCTGAATTGCAAGCCGGGGTCGGTAGCGAGGTCGACAACGAGTTTGTTCGACCCGTCAACCGCAATACCGTCACCTTCGAGAACGTTGAGCGTGTTGCCGTTCTTCTCAAGGGCGATGCCAGCGAGAACAACACCGGCAGACGAGAACTGCACCCAGGTCTGAGCGGTCGTGCCGAGGGTAAAGACCTCGTCAGCCGTCATGACCCAACCGGTGTCATGATACGACGAGCCCTCCTCAACGAAGCAGAACGCGCCGGCGTTCAGCTCGGCGGAGCTGTCGGCGTCTTCCGAGCGCGACCACGAGCCAGCGGCGACAACGTAGATACCGTTGTCGGCGGCGGTTGTTTGGCCAGCGACGAGAACGCGGTCACCAGCGACGACAGATACGCCGTCGATGGTCTGTGTGCCTGACAGCGTGATGTTGCTGACGGCAATGGCGCGAACGGACTGCTTGAAGTCGAGGCCGGTCTTGACGGCGTCGACATAGAACTTGGTGGCCGCATCCTGCGCGCTGGCAGGATTTCCGAGGTTGGTGATTTTGTACGTGCCGGCGTCGAGAGCTGCCTGAAGAGCGCCCGTGACGGTGAGGTTGACGATGCTGGCGTTCTGGCCCCAGGCGAGCGCGTCGCCGGAGCTGTCGGCTTGGGCCAGCCCGGTGATCTTGTTGCTCCCCATCGCAATCGCGCCGCTCATGGTGAGCGCGCCAAGTGCAATTGAATCGCTCGCGGCCATTTCTTCCGCGAAGCCGCCTGCCGTCATGAACATCGGTTTACGAAGCGCCATGTAACCCTCCGAGGACGTTTTTTTTGAATGTCAAAGATCGAAATAACGGCTTTGCCGCACGACCGACGACGACGGGCAGCTAAGGCAAGTAAGGTGAAGCTATTTGCGAATCAGATTGCGCGTTTGCCTTGGTCGATCACGCGCACGTCAAGGTCAGTCGCGTTGATGGCAACACCGACCACAACGGCGTTTTCGCCCGCCGCCGGCTGCGTTGCGGTAAGCCCGCCGCCGCTTGCGAGGTAGTATTTCGTGCCCGCCGTCGCGCCCGAAAGCACGCTTGGGCAGACGCCCTTCGACACGATTTTCACCGTGCCACCTGACGATGCGCGAACGATGCCGGATACCCATCGCTTGCCATCGTCGGAGGAGTCGGCGGCAACAACCGTGTTGTTTGCCGAGATGTACACGGGAGAGCCGACCGAAAGCGAACCGCTGTAGGCTGCTTCCACGCGCTGATGTTCGTGCAAGCTCGTGGCGTCACTATCAATTCCCGCCGTGAGCGTGCCGAGGTTTGCCGCCGTTACGTTGGAAGACACGGAGGTGCCGTCCAGCTTGAACGGCGATGGCAAACCCGTAACGTCAAGGCCAGACGCGTCCTTTGCAAGACGGTCAGCGCTTGCGAGTTTCAAATCCAATTTGCTCGACGTGAATTGCAGACCAGGGTCAGTTGCAAGGTCGATGACAAGTTGGTTTGAACCGTTGACGGCCAAGCCATCGGCAAACAAGACGTTGAGCGTGTTGCCGACCTTTTCGAGCGCGACGCCCGGAAGCGTGACGCCCTTTGCGGAGAACTGCACCCAGGTTTGCGAGCTTGTTCCGAGCGTAAACGCTTCGTCGCCCGTCATCACCCATCCGGTGTCCGCGTAGCTCGTTCCCTCCGACACGAAGCAGAAGGAGTCTGGACCGAGCTTCGCCGTGGTGTCCGCGTCGATTGCCCGCGACCATGACCCAGATGCAGCGACGTAAATGCCAGAGGCTGCGCCGTTGCCCGCAACGAGCACTCTGTCGCCAGCCGCAAGGCTTACGCCGTCAATCGTTTGAAGTCCGCTTAGCGTGATGCCCGAAACGGCTATCGCGCGAACGGAATCCTTGAAATCAAGCGATTGCTTGAACTGGTCAACGTACGCTTTCGATGCAGCGTCCTGTGCAGACGTTGGGTCGGCGATGTTTGTGATTTTGAACGCGCCCGCATCAAGAGATGCACCAAGCGCGCCGGTGATCGTTAGGTCGGCGATGCTTGCGTTACGGCCCCACGCCAGGATGTCACCAGATGCGGAGGCTTGCGCGATGCCGGTGATCTTGTTCGACCCCATCGCGAGGGCGCCCGTGAGCGACAATGCACCGAGCTGAATGCTATCGGTCGCTTGCATTTCCACGGGCTTACCGTCGGCGCCGATGAACAAGGGTTTGCGAAGGTTTCCGCCACCGCCGCCGCCTCCGCCGCCACCGCCGCCGCCTGCCTCATACGGAGAGTCGGCGACAAATCGACGGAGCAAATCGGGCTCCCAACCCGTATCAATGATTTCAAAACCCGATGGAAAGGAAAAACTAAGGTCGATGCCGCTCGCAGACGAGTTTGTAAAAGCGGTGTTGTCATCGTCAAACTTAAGCAGCAACTTCGTCGAACCCGCGATATCCGCGAGAGGCGCCGATGGTGCACTAAAATTAGCCGTGTATACCGGTGCTCCCACCGTCCACCGCAAATCGTCGATTAAGACTCCGCGATGTTCCTGCCCCAAATTCTGCACCGTGTTGCCGCCAAAGGAAAGCCTCCCACCTCCTACCGACTGGTTTGCGTCGATGGTCGTAGAGGCTGCCATAGCGCCATTCACATAAAGCTTTAGCGATGTTCCACTTCTGACTAATGCGTAATGTACCCACGTATCAGGCCCAACGACCCAAAACGACTCCGTCGGATGAGTCGTAAAGCTGGCTCGATTGCCAGCACCAAGAGCATGCAACTGAGTGCCGTTGTTTGCGATCACTCCACTCATGCCGACGGTAGGGTCGAACATAAATCCGACGCAAACCCCCGAACCTGGACTTGTTCCAATTTGGAATACGCCGGTTCTTGTTTCACGCCAATAAGCCCCCCCCTTGATCCATGCCTCTAGGCAAAAATCAGAAGTACTAGCTGACAGATCCGCTCCATACTGAGGCCCGCCGTAATTACCTGTTGTCTGCAAACACTTTCCAATAGGCATGAGCAAGACTCCAGTTTGTGAAGGGTTAGACGTAATTTCAAAGATCGAACAGCTTCGATTTACGACTGAACGGTGATTCGTCCCGTGTCGCCGTCGTAAAGAACCTTTTGAAGATTGACGGCGTATTTGCGCTCGATGGCCGTTTGCAAATGATGAAGCGCGGCCTCCTTGCTTCTGGCGTTTGCCGTCACCTGCGCAAGCTGATGCGCCATCTGGCGAACGCGTTCTTCAAAGTCCAACTTGGCCTTTTCAAAATCAGATTTGGCCTTTTCGATTGCCAGCTTGTGAAGCTGGATGTCTTTGAGAGCCGATTGCGCTTCGAGCTGACGTCGCTCGTAAAAGTGAAGGTCAGCGCGCGTGAAATACAGTTGTCCGTCAAGAACGCTAGGCCCCGAAAGCTCCGTCAAAAGCGATGCAACCTCGGGGCTCGCGGGCGCCTGCGCGGGCGCTTCGACGTGCGACGGAAGCGGAGCTTGCAAAGCGTCAACCGTAACGCTTTCGGCCTTTGGTTTGCGAGTACGTGGACGAGGCGAAGCAGAGGAAGAACGTCGTGATGCCATATCTGTTTGAAATACCGTTTTGTTGATTGCCCATTAGATGAGGCGCACCATCTCGAACGATGGGCGCACAAGGAGTTGGTCGGCTTGAAAGCTCACGCCGAACACCTGCAAAAAGATTGGGCCTGTCGGCGCCGTGGGCGTAAGGCGACCATCGCGACCGACGAAAAGGCGCCCGGTCGACGTAAGACCAAGCATCGGCAAGACGCCGAAATAACAGACCGTGCACAGCGTCGAGGCTTGTTTGCTCACCAGCACGCCCACCGCCGGCATCTTCGCGAAGTCGGTTGGGTCAACGCGTGTGACTTGCTGCATGCCAGCGACAGGAGGCGCGGACACATAGACAAGGTCGCCCGGCACGTCGGTCGCTTGGCAGTTGGCGAGAAACGTAAGCGGGTCGTCAAGATTCGACGGGTTGGTGTTGTTCGCAGGCCCTAACGTCGACGTGATGAGCGACGTGATGCCGCTGACCGCGCCGGGCCTTGGGAACTCAACGATTTCCTCTTCGAGCGCCGTGTCGGTGAGGTCATCGAAGGCGTCGAGTTGCGGGATGTCGCGCTCGGTGACGAGAAGCGACATGGTGACCGCTGGGAAGGTCAATCCGCCGCCGGCTTCCCAATCGCCATAGGTTACATCGCTGCACTCGATGCTTTCGAGGTTGGCGTACAAAGGGCCGAAAACGCGTGCGTTGTTGTTCCACTGCGAATCGCACCCGGCTTCGATGCGTGAGTCGATGGTGCGCGCCACAACCCTAAGCGCGGGCTTTAGCCGTTCGCGCTGACCTGGTGACAGAGGAGGCAGCACGTAGTGGAGGCGCCACTCGTTCTTGGCGTGCCGATACGAATTAGAGCTCCACCCTTGGCTATCCTTGACCCGTTCGATGGCAAGAAGTGGGAAGCGCGCTTGCTCTTCGGTGAGGTAAGCCTTGGGCGAGTCAGGTAGAGCGTAAGCAACGGCAAAGTCGACAGGAGCGCCGCACGATTCCGCTTCGGCGACGAGTCTTATTCCGACGTACCGGTTGATGACGTGCTCGAAAAAATCCAAGCACCAGTACACCGATGGATCGGCGTCCTTGAGAAATGTGTTCGTCGTCGACGGCGTGAGCGGAAAGACCGTCGCGCCGTTGCCAAAGGTCGAGTATTCGAGCGCCATTACGCGCCCTGGTTGAACGCGCGCACGCGCTCACGTACAGCGCGCTGCATGCCGCGCTCAAGGTGATGGCCACCGACCTCGCCAGCGGCTTTGAAAAATGGTCTCGCTTGCGTTCCAGGATGCTTGACGATTGGGCCTTTGAACCAGACCTGCTCTCGTTCCCACCAGAAGTACAAATCCTTCACTCGACGTGCAACGATGGGGTGAGGGTCAGTACCGTCCTCGATGTACTCTGCATGGAACGTCGTGTTGACGATGGCGCTGGACATGCTTGACGGCACAAACTCCACGCGCGTTCCGCGCCTTAGCGTTCCGGTCTTGTCTTCGTACTTGTCGGTCCTGTCGGCGGAGCGTTTTGCTACCACCGCGGCGTCATGTACGACTTGATTCGCGACGCGTTCCAGCGTCTGACCCAGTGTTTTTAGGTCCGCTACGAACTTATCCGCGTCGATGCTGACGACGGGAATCATGGTCTCTCACCGGTACGGCGCACGACTATCTCACTGCGAAAAAGGCCAAAAGGATTCGCGTCCACGCGTTTGCAGAACGCTCCCTCGGAAGGCAATCCTGGGCCTTCGAGGATGAAAAACACCTCGCGCGCCGTGGCGCTTCGAGGCGGGTCGATGACGGAATCGGGCGTCCCGCCGGTTGCGTGCTCGGGCGTCATAGGGCCTACGCGAAAATCACCCGACGCATACCGTCCGCCGCTTGCGACAACGTCGGCGGTTGTCACCGGTTTGATTTTTACATTCGCGCCGGCGTTGGTTAAAACCGTATCCACATCGGTGTACGTGCCTACGCCTGGCCTTGGCCCCGTCCACGTGCGAACGCGCACCGTGACCGAGTGTGGCCGTAGCCCTAGCTGCGTCGGGATGATTCCCCGCAACTTTTCAAGGGCTGGCAGAAGGCTAGTGCGAAGGCTCATCAGTACGCGCTCCTACGTGCGTCTTGCGTGGCCGTGAGGATTGGCGCCGGGCCAAAGGCATCGGACCGGGGGAACGTGTCCAGCATTCGGCTTAGCCGGTGGACGTACCGTCGCCCCTCGGTGCATAGGCGCTGCTGTTCGCGAGCTGCGTCTAAGCGCAACTCGCCGACAACCTCGGTGGCGGCTTGCTGGTCACGTAGCGCCTTGATGCGGCTATCGACGTCGGCAAGCTCGGTCAGGATGCCCTTTGCAACGAGCTCGGCGTCATTGGTTGGCCGTGTGCCTCCGTCCGTGACGGATTGCAGCGCGGTGATGGCGTTTTCAAGCCGTGGATCGGCTTGCAGGTAAAGCGAGCCAAACCCTAGGTAGAGTCGAATTTGCACGCGGTCGGCTTCCGAAAACGCCACGGCTTCGCCTACTTCTTTTTATCCGCGTCGACGGGTTTAGCTTCGGCCTCCACGGCCTTGGCGGCTTGTGCGGCTCGCGCGGCGGCGAGCATCATTTCCTGCTCGGCCTTCTGCTTTGACATCTGCGCCGCCACAAGGGCGGCTTCGGCGTCTTTGCGGGCTTGAAGCTCGGTGTCGAGAAAGTCGGCTAGCTTTAGCTCAGGCCTGTCAAGGTTGGTGAGTTGTGGAGCCTCACCGCCAAGAATGACGCCGTTGTGCACGCGCTGAATAGCGTGGTCGAACAAGCTATCGATGGTTTCCTCGTCGCCCGGCTCGAATCGAAATACGCGCGGGTTGCCGTTGTCGATGAGCGTGAATTGCTGGACGAACGACTTGTTATTTTTCCACCGCGTTAGTTTTCGTTCGGTGGGTTGTGAAACATTGCGAGCCATTACAGACCTTTCGACAAAAAAATCCCAAGGTGCCGGAGTCATCGGCACACGCCGTCGAACGTGCTCGGTTGCAGGAGGATGCGCGAAGAGGGGGGTAAACGCGCGCGCTGCAAACGCTCAGCGGGTGACGAACAACTCCGGCGCCTTGGAACGGCTATCAGGCTTCGAGCAAGTCCTTGATTAGGACGTGCGCTCCGGGCCTTTTCACTTTGAGCTGAACGTAAATCTCGCAAACGAACTTCACGCCCGAGCCGGTGCGTCCAAGAGGGATGCATCGGGCCATGAGCGGCGTGCTTTCGCTGTCGAGACCGTTGCTCGATTCAAGACCGCGAGCCATCGACGCGACGCCATCGGGCATCGAACCGGGCCACGGCATGTAGACGAGCTCAACCTCGTCGGGGTTGATCATGTACAAGCTACCGGCGGTAGCGTTGCGGTCGCGAACGACCGGCTTACCGCGCCAGTAAAGGTTGTTGGCAGAGCCTTGGAACGACTGCACGGGGCCTTTGCCATCGTTCACGACGCGAACGATGTCATTGAAAAGCCCTTCGTACTTCGAGTGAATTGCCGCCGTCGTGAAAAGCACGGAAGGCTCCATGCCGCTGTTGACGAAGGCAAGTTGCTCACCGCCCGCAAGCAAGGAGAGCGACAAAGCGCGTCCCGTGCCGGCGTTGCTCGACACGTTGCCAGCCCACTCGGTGACCGACGCCTTGTTGATGCCGGCGTAGCTTCCGGTGGATGCAAGGGCGGCATCAAGGCCGATGATGCTCGGCGCGCCGTTGCTGGTTCCGGTGCCGGAAAAGAGGTCCAAATTGATCTTGGAAATCAGCTTGGTGATGCTTCCGAGGAATCGCTCTCCGACGATGTCCTCGAGAGCCGTGGCGTTGCCAATGTTGTTGGCGGCGGCCAGAATCTCGAGATTCGAGAGCTGGAAGCCCGAGCGATACTGACCCCAAGGGAGCTGAGCCTTGGTGACTGGATCGGTAGCGAACTCGCCGCTTGAAACGTCGGACCCTTCGGCAAACGCGTCCGCGCTTGCGCCCGAATACTCTACATCCCATGCGATGTTCTGGCCACCGCCCTGCCCCGTGCCAGGAACGGCGGGGAGCGTACGAGCGAGAATGGCTTGCCTGTTCCACAGGCGAGTGATTTGAGGCGCAAACGTCTGAGCAAGAGCGCCGGAAATGGAAGAAAGGGTCTCTGCGGCCATAATAGTCGTCTTTCAGGGACGGGCTCACTCCGTGCCGGTGCCGTTCGGCCCAAAGGTCGACATGAGAAGCCGCGACAAGTCGCCGCGCTTCACGCCGTTCCCTTGTGCCGCCTTTGCAGCAACACCTCCGCCTCGGTCGCCCGATCCCGTTACCCCACGAGGCGGCATGTAAATCTTTGCGTCGTCGGTTTTCGCCCAACTCCGCAGGCCTGTTTGAAGGTCAATTTCACTGCCGTCCGCGTCGCGAAACACGAGGCTTTCGCCGTCGTCTTCCCAACGAACACGCTTCTCAGCGTCGACAAGAAACCCGATGGCTTGCTTGGTGTAACGGCTGTCGATGCCGTGACGAGCAAGCTCTTCAGAAAGCCGTTGCCGCAAGGCTACGTCACGCGCTCGCGCGCGTTCGGTGTCCCGTTCGGATTGGGCTTTTCGGTTTTGCTCTTCAAGCTCGGCAAGCTTTTTCTGCAATCCTTTGACAAATGGGTTTTCTTCCAATTTGTCCGCGGGAGATGCATTTGCCGCAGCGTTTGCCGGCAATTTGGCTTGCACAAGCTCTTCAAACTTCGGAATGAGGCTTGCGACCGATTCCGAAATTTGATTTCCGAATTTCTTTTCAAATGCCGAAAACCGTGCCGTGATGGCGCGGTTGACCAGCTCGTTCAACTTCCCTTCGGTGACGTAGTTTGGGCCAGACGTCTCGCCCTGCGACGATTGCGGCTCGTCGTTGCCGTCGGTGGTTTCGGGCGCACCGGTGCCCTGCGGTCTGACGATCAACGTCACTCCGTGTCACAAGCGCCACTACGCGGGCGCCGTTGCGGTTGCAGACTGCAACGATTGATGAACAGCGAAATCTATCGCTTCAAAAACGCCGACTTTGGCGCCAGCGGCAAATGCCACCGCGGCGTACGCAGAGGCACGTTGATTGTCATGTCGCTTCGGCGGTACAGGTCAACGAGCGACCTCCCGCGGCTACCGCGCACGAAGAACAGAAAGCACCGGCAACGAGGATGAAGCGGAGGGTGCATTTCGACAGCATCGACACGCATTGTGTCGAACTCTTTGCCGTTCAACCCAGCACATGTATCGCATGTGCTTTTGTCCATGACGGCGCTCCACCGCCACGTCCAATCCGGTTTGACGCCGGCCTCCTCGAGACGGTCGCGCGTGGCTTGGTCGACCCGAACGAACTGGTCATTGAACGCGTGACACGTCTCGGTCGTCACGTTCATGTCGATTCGCGGCGTGACCGTTTTCCGCGCGTCCTCAAGTGCCTTGGTGGAAGGCTTGGACGATGCTCCCGCCGTCGCCCGTTTCCAGGCATCACTCACAACGTTGGCGGAGGCCTGTGCTCGCATCTGGTCGATGACTTGAATACTTTTCCGGTACGCGGCATCAAGCTCGGCCACCTGTTGCACGCGAGCGCGGTAAAGAACGTCGGCTTGCTTGCGAGCCTCGGCGCGTCCTGCGAGAAATTCGCGCTTTAGTCGCTGCTCAAGCTCTGCCCCGCGGGCCAGCACAAGGGCCAATACCGCGGCCTCACGGTAGGTATCGCGACGTTCGCGGTCTTGGGCCACCGCCACGTCGTAAGCAACTTGCGCCGTCGCATCACGAACGGCTCGGTGAACGTTTTTCCAAGTCGCCTTTTCGGTGCGTAAGAGAATCGCGCCGACGGCCATCTCTTCGCGTTCACGTCGCCGCTGCTCATCCTCGCTTAGCTGCGTTTCAGCCATCTTCGGCGTCGTCGTCGTCTTCGGCGTCAGGGAGGCTTACGTCGCTTGCACTTGGCGGCGGTACGGGCGCATTCGATGCCTCATCGCCTTGCATCAACGCGCTCATCTCAACTTCCGACGTCACGCCGGCGAGAATCTCCTGACGGATGACCTCCTGTGTTTGCGGAGGCAAGTTACGAAGAAGCCGGAACGCCATGTCCGTTTTGTACGCCCGCTTCCACGTTGGGCTTGGGATGGTGACCAGATCCATCTGCACAGCCTCGTTGATGAGGTCGACGCGGTCGTCGAAATCGAACGTCTCGAGCCCGTGCGCCGTCCACACAACGCGCTCCCCGCGCGCCTCGGCGATGCACTCGTACACTTCGACGGCGAACGCCCGAACGATTTGCCCTAAGGCTTTGAGCACCACCGTTTCGGCGTACCGATCTTGTATCTTCGACTCGCCCGAGCGGCGCATGGTGTTTGAATCGTTGCCGACCGAAGCGGCCATCAAGTGCACAACCCTGAAAAGCTCGTCTTTCAAACCGTCGATTTGCTTGTCGGTGAGGCCGTAAGCTGTGCCCTTCGGTTCGGCAAATTCGATGCTGTCTTCCTTGCCAATGACGATGAATCCTTGACGCTGAAAGCGTCCAATCGGGTCATCACCACGGTAAGGGTCTTGCTGCCTGTCGCTTGGCAAGTCGCCACCAATGGCGCTGACTTCGGGGCCAAGTTTGGCAACGGGAAGGGAGACAAGTGATTTGTTTTGCGCGGCGTTGAGCGCGCTTCGGCGCTGAAAGTGCTCGCGAGCCACCAGCGCAATCTTCTCGCCGACAACGAGGCCCGTCGGAAGTTCAAACTTGATGATGGGAATGCGCGCGAACGATGTTTCGCCCGCCGCCACAAGCTGCACTTCTTGATTGTCTTTGGGCGTCGTGTCCTTGCGGTACGTCAGCCGATAAAGCTCCCACGACACAACGCCGTCGGAGCGTTTCCGCCACACCTTGAACTCTTCCCGAACCTCGCCCCGGCTTGCTTCGGGGTCCGTTCGTTCAACGACGCAGCGGTTTAGGATGGCCCAAACCAGTTGCCCTTCGTCGTTCGTTTGCCAGTCGATGAGATGCTCGTTGGGAAGTTCGTAGGCGTAGGCGCGCAAGAGCCCCATGCCCTCTTCTTCGGCGAGGCTTTGGGCATCGTTGTCGCTTGCCGGCAAGTCTACGCACACGTACGCCGTGCGCTTGCAAAGGGCGGTTGCAAGCACGCGACGCAGGAGGTTTGGGAACCTCGTCCCTCGCATGTCGCAGTCATCGGCAAACAATTCGTAAAACTCATCGTTTGGCAAGCTGCCAACGGTGAGCGGGTTGTCGGCGTCGGAGGCCGGGTTGACGGTCATCTCCTGCGCAAACAAGCTGGCAACAAAGTAGTCGACGATTTGCCCGAAGTAGTTGATGTAGCTCGTCGACGTAATGCGATCGCGGTACCGGTCGTCGGTCTCGCCGTAAATGCGCGTGATGTGGCGGGTTGCGTTTCGCGCCATGCGAAAGCCGCCCTCGTACAAGTCATCAAGCATCTCCCATTCGCTTGCGCGGTAGTCGGGCGAGCGTTGGGCAAGAACGCCATAAGGCAAAGATGGCACGTCGGAAGTCCGTTCTCAGTACGATGGGAGATTGTTCAAGTTGCGAACGATTTGCGGCGAGCCGTAGCGGGAGAAAATGGCGTAACGAAGCGCATCCATTGTGTGATTGTGCTTGTCCTCGATGCTCTCCAAAATCTCCGACTTGTTTCGCGGATTGCGCTTTCGCCGATACAAACCAAATTCGCGAATGGTGTTTCGACACACAGGATCGACGTAAAGCCGCGCGTAGGTTTTCAGCCGGTAGATAGGCCGTATCGTCAACCGGTCTTGCACCGCCGCCACGCCAGCCTCAATCGAGTTGTCGACCTCTTGAGGCCGTATGCCCACCTTGCGGAAGTCCTCGATGCGGTCAGGCCGCGACGGGTCCAAATACCACCGCGCGCCCGGGTACTTGATGGCGTACTCGCGCGCCACTTGCTGCCACCACGAGGTGTCTTTTCGCGATTCGTAAACCTCGTGAATCACGTGACACGTGGCATCGGCTCCCGACCCTTGGACGCCGATGACAAGGATGACGCCAGGGTCTTCCCAACCATGGTCGACGCCGATCAAAACCTCAGTCCACCGCGTTGCAGGGTCAACTTTCCGAACGTGGAACCCCTCGATGAAGTTGGAGTAAACAAGACCTTCCGCGCTGTCGAAGTCGCATTCCCATTCGCGCTTGAAAATCTCTTCGGGCGTCGTCTGCCTTACCTCTTCAACAAACGACTGCGACACGTTCTCCGGCGCATCCTTGTACGTTGCGTGCACCGAATAAAACCCCGGAACTTCGTTCTTTGCCAAGTCGTAGAGCTTGTACAGAAGCCCATGACGGCCACGCCGCGGCGTACCGCCCGCAAGGCGCATCTTGAAGCTCCAAGGCTCCGATAGCCACGGCTGGCAGATGGCATCATAGACGTCGGGGTCGACGTCATCGCATTCGTCCACGGTGACAAAATCGCACCGAACACCGCGCACCGTGTCGGCGTTTTCCGAACCGAAGAACTGTATCCACGACCCGCCCGGAAAGTCGACGCGCCACTTGGTGCGGTTCAACTTGCCGTTCAGAAACTTCCACTTCCCGTTGAGCTCCGCATCAAGCCACGACCCGTGCACGTCCACCGCTTGTTTGAACGTCGGCGCCAAAAGCACAATGCGAATGCCTTTTTGGATGATGTGATCGGGTCGCGGGCGGCCGTCGTGTTGCGCCACTTGGATGTACCAAGCAATGCGCTGAAACATCGATTTGCCAACACCGCGGCCCCACGGTGTTGCCACCGTCACACCGGGCTTTAGTAGCTCAAATGCTCGGCTCTGCGGACCGTTCAAACGCACGTCGACGGCGTTCGTGCGTGGACCTTCTTGGGCTTGCGCTGAGGCCGCAACACGCGCTTCCAGCTCGTCCAATAGGTCGAGGTCGTCGTCGTCTACGTCGGAATGCAAGTGACTAATTGTTTTCGCTTGGCAACTTGGCAGTGTGCGCTTGCGCCGTCATCAGCACATTGACAATGTGTTGCGCCTTCTCGATATCGTTTTCGGTGTCGACACTCTTCTTCGCGTCGAGCCCCAGCATGTTTGCACGGCGCTCCAAAATGCGAAGTACGCGATCAATCGCGCGCAAATCGCCAGTCACCGCCTCGTTCCAGATCGCCTTCACGAGCGCATCAAGGCGGCGGAGTTCCATGCGGATTAAGTGCTCCGCTGGCTCGCGACCAATCTCGGCTATCGCCTTTTGAATGTCGTTATACGCGTGCGCGCGGTCGTGATAGCCGAGCGCCTTGGCGATGCTCTCGTAGGTGTGCGACGCGCAACGCATCTCCATCGCCTTTTCGCGACGCTGTGCGGTTTCGATTCTGCGCTTGTCGCGTTTTGCGCTGTTGCCGTCGCCTATGCCCATGGGAACCTGTTGCGTGTAGTGTGCAAGTGTTGTGAGGAAAGGTGGGATAGGTGAGAAATTGGGTTGGGTATGGGAAAGGGGGGGCGCTGTTTTAACAGGGGGTCGATGGGATTTCGCCTTACGTTGCGCACACGGTGCGAAGGCGCCCTGCATGTCCGGTCCCCTGCTCCGTTGTCGCGTTACGTAGCGACGCGTCCCCGAAGGTGGCGCGATGGCGGCGCATCGGGGGTCGACTGGCCAGCTAGGGCGAGGCCGTCGCACACCGCGGGGGCGTCGTGCCTATAGACACCCGAGAAACCCCGTAGATTCGCCGCGTCTATTGACGGAACGGCTTATTTTGCCGCGTGGAATTGCGTCTATAGGCGCCTGTCTATAGACGTCCCGGCTTGCCCGGGCTGTTCAGTGCCCGTCTTGCCGACGTGTGCGCACGGGGTCTCACAAATCAAATGTGGCGACGTTGCCAGCTGGCCGGCCCGCGGTCACAACTAGGTCATGAGCAACACGTCATCCGCCGCCGCCGCCAAGACCGTCGCCATCTATTGCCGCGTGTCGACCGACGAGCAGGCCGCCAGCGGCCTAGGTCTCGAGGCGCAAGAAGCGCGCTGCCGCGCGTTCGTCGTCGCCGCCGGCCTTGAGGGCACCGTCCGCGTGTTCGTGGACGCGGGCATCTCGGGCAGCACCACCGACCGCCCTGCTCTCACCGAGCTCCGTGCCGCGGTAGCACGCAAGGAAGTGGCCGCCGTGGTGGTGGCGAAAATCGACCGCCTGACCCGCCGACTTGCGGATTTGCTCGAGCTGACGGAAGCGTTTGCCGCCAAGGGCGTAGCGTTCCTATCGGCGAGCGAGCAAGTCAACACCTCGACCGCTGCCGGGCGCATGATGCTCTCCTTGCTTGGCACCTTCGCCGAATTTGAGCGCGATACGATTTGCGAGCGCACCAAGAGCGCCGTCGCCGCCAAGCGCGCGCGTGGCGTGGGCCACGGGTTCGAGCGCCTCGGCGAGCGCCACGGGGCCGATGGGCGCATCGAGACGGTGGAGGAGGAGACCGCCGCGGTGGAGATGATGGTCCGCCGCCGCAGCGAGGGCGCCTCACTCCGCGCCATTGCCGCCGAATTGACGGCCGCCGGCTACCCGACCAAGCGCGGTGGCGCGTGGCGCGCGTGCACCGTCGACGTCGTGTTGCGCCGCGCTGCTCACTGAGCCGCTACGCGGTCACGCAAGGCCCTGGGGCTCGCGCCCCGGGGCTTTTTCGCTTTTGTCGACCCGAGCTGACGAATCGCGACGGCAACGCGTTACGCGGGCGACGACGCTTTGACGAGCCCAGCGCGCACCGTCCCACCTTGCCCACCTTGTGGATGCGACACTGGAATACATTGGAGCTATGCCACGAAAAAAAGGGGGGGGTAGGATGGGGTGCTACCGAATCGAGAAAACCGGCCTCAGTACGGGGCTGCGGGCACCACCCATCCATCTCCCGCCAGCATCATCCACCCCCCGTCCCTCCGACCCGCTTTGCCGCCCTTCGCCGCCCCACCATCCCCAGCCTTTCCCGGCCATCTCACCAGTTGGGGGCTCGTCCCCCCAGTCGTTTAGCCTATTTAGTGTTGACACCCTCGAATTTGCCCACCGCCATCTCCAACCTATCGCAATCCTTACCTTTTCCGCCTTTTCCATCTTGCCGCTAAACGTGTTGACGATTTGCGGGCTGTTTGGGGGGGAGCTGCCTTGCTGATGGGGGGCAGCTACGGCGCTGGTTAGGGGGGAGCTTGGGGGGTAACTTGGGGGGGTAGCTCCGTTACCGCTCGGCGTGGTGTGGACGCTACGTTGTCAATCGACAACTGAGGCTCACTGGTGTCTTGACACCGTTGCCGATTCACCCCCCTAATACCCCCCGTCCACGTCAGACATCAGACGACGTTCCGTCTTACTTCGAGCGTCTAACTAACTTGCCGATCCCTCGTGACGAGCAACGTCACTCGAGCCTGACGAGCTGACCGCTCCGCTAGCTACCGTCACCGCTAGCTAGCTACGTGGTTGCCGGCTGTACCGTTGCGACACCGCGCAACGTTACCGCCTTACTGGCTTACTTGACGGTGATTGTTTCATTTGCCGTAGGCGTTGACTTGGCGGGCTTTGGGGGATGGTTGGATGACTGGCTGAGCGGCCTAGTGGCCGTGCTTCATCTTTTCCTTGATGCCTCATCGCGAGGCCTGACACGTCTACCCGATCGACCCGGGTTATTGCGCCTACTAATCAGGGGGTGGGTTTGGGAGGGGTTGGAAGAGGTTGGGAGAGCGCACATGGTGGGATGCGCGCGGAAAGGCTAGCGATGTTGGCGACTTGCGGGCGTTGCCGATTTGCTTGTGGCGCGTAGGTGGCGCCGCTGACCGTACGCTGGTACGGTGGCGGTATGGCTGCGGCGAATGGGAAAAAACGCGTGCGGAACGTCGTCACCAGCGGGCCGACCATCCCCCATTCCGAGCGCCGTGGCCGGCGTATCGAACTGTATCTGCCAGACGAGATGGCGGACGTGCTGACCGACGCCTGCGCCGACCGCGGCGTCACCCGCGCCGAGGCCGTGCGCCTGGCCCTTGCCGACTGGCTACGTGCTGACTTCCCGGGCCGGCGGTGATGAGACCTGCACTTGCCCTTTGCTTTGCCGCTACTGGCCTTTCTTGGCCTCTCGACAGCGCTTGGCGCCTTAGGTGGCCTAACGCGGCCTTGACGCCGTTAGCAGGCCTTTACGGGCCATCGTTTGGCGTTGTCCTTATTTGCCCTTGGTTTGGCCTGTTGCCCACCTTGTCGTAGCTATTTTGCTTGGTTGGGTTGCACGCTGGCCGGCCCGCTGTCATGCTTTGGTTATGAACGAGACATCGACAGTGCAGTTTGGCAACACCGAGATTGACTACGCCATCGTTCGGTGCAGCCGCAAAACGGTCGGTGTTGCGGTCTCGCCTTCGGGCGCCGTCGTCATCTCCGCCCCAAACGCGGTCGAGGTTGCTCGTCTTGACCGGGTAGTGTTGGCCAAGGCAGCGTGGATTGTGGGCAAGCTCAGGCAGCGCGCCGCCTTGGCGCCCGCGCCCGAACATGAGTTTGTTTCGGGCGAAACGTTCCGCTACCTTGGCCGTCAATACCGCCTCCGCGTCGTGCGCAGCGAACAAGTTCAGCCCGTTGCGGTCGATGGCAACTTTATCGTCGTTCACGTGCCCACCAACACCACGGCCGCCAACTCGGCGGCCTGTGTCCGCACCGCCCTCATCGCCTTTTACACGCGCGCCGCTCGCGAGATCGTCGCCTCCGCCGTCAATGCGTGGGCCGTCAAAGCCGGCGCCGCGATGCCCAAGGTGCTCGTTACCAACCAAGCTAAAAGGTGGGGAAGCTGCTCCAAAGGTGTGATCCGTATCAACTGGCGTCTTATGCAAGCCCCCAAAGCCCTTATCGACTACGTGCTTGCGCACGAAGTCACCCACCTCGCCCACGACCACCACGACGCGGCTTTCTGGTCCGCCCTCGGTCGCATCATGCCCGACTACGAGGCGCGCAAGGCACAACTGAACACGCTTGGCCCCGAACTGACCTGGTAGGTCATGGCGCCAACGGGTTGCGTAGGCGAAACTGACTAAGCCATCACATAGAAGGGGGTCACCATGACAGCACGCCGTTCCATTCGCTTGGTTGTTGCCGCCGCTTGCCTTGCCTCGTCCTTCGCTTGCCCCGCCCTCGCCGACGACGATCCATACATCCCCGGCGCTCACATTCCGTCGGTCGTGTGGAAGCTACCAAACGGCGAAATCGTGCTTGCCAATACGTGGCGCTACTTTGCCGACCCGATTGCTCGTCCTGCACCCGATGGTCCCCCATTGCGATGCTCATTGGAATCGGTGCAACGTGCCGTCGTGCTCGAAGCGCATGACCTTCTTGCTGGGCGTATTGCCGTCACGGGCATGAACCCGCCCACGGAAGTGATCTATGACGCCAAAGAAAAAGTACGCGTTTGCAAAACGCAGGTCGGCAACGAGAACGTCGCCATAAGCATTGTCTTCATGGTCAAACACGGCCGTCAGGCACCTCAGCAAGTGGTGCGGTTTCTCAATAGGCCCAACGACTACAAGCTCAAGAAGTAGTTCGACCGGTGCTACCGTTTCCCGTTGGACGGCGCTATCGCGGTCGGCGGCGGCGTGCTGGGGTTGCCCGGTGCGCCGTCGTTTTTTTGTGCCTTGTGCCGCCGCTCCAACCATCCGGCGTCACCGGATAGTTGCCCCCTACCCCGCTTTCCGACGCGCCACCTCGCCCCGAACGTCTCGCACGCTTGCGGCAATGGCTTGCGTGCGCTTGCGGAGGTCCGTTTGCCCGGCCTCTAGTTCTGACACGCGTTCGACGACGCCCTCAAATTCCTCGCGTGCAACAAAACGCGCGTGAAACAGCACCGGGTGCGCTCGCTTTAGGCGCGACAAATTGATCCATTTTTTGCGTCCATGCCCCGAATCGTGAAGCCAATCGCACCGCCCATGCTCCGCCACGTCAGCCCTCGCCAGCGCCATCAGCGTGCGGTGCATCGTCGTGTATGCCACGCCACGCATGCGCGCGTAGGCCGGTAGCGACACCAGCCGCTCCGGTCTGCACTTGGCCAGCCCCGGCGCGTCGTCCGCCGCCGTCACAAAAGCCCCGCGCGAAGCTCCGCGTAGTAGGCATCCCGCCTCGTCTTGGCGGCTTGCGCATGGCCGTCCCTGACCGCCACGTAGGCCGCCAGCGCCCCGTCCAGCCGGCGCCTTGCCGCTCGGACCAACGGAGCGAACACGCGCGCCCTTGCCTCGGTTCTGGCAAACTCAGCCAAGTGACGCGCCACCTCCGTGCCGTCACGTGGCTCGCGCTTGCGGCGCTCCACGAACGCCTTGTGCGCTTCGTCGCCAGTCACAACCAGGCCGGCAAGCGTGCCGTACTCGCCAGCCCTTCCGCTTGCCGACCGCAACGCTGCATCCCACGGCCTCGGTGTGAACGCCGCCGTGATGATGGCAACCGCTTCGGCTGTCAGCTCCGCCAGCACCGCACGCACCCGTTGCACGCGCTCAATGTCGCGGCGCCGCCCGTGGTCTAGCCGCGACACGTGCAGGCGTTCCAGCGCTCGCGCATCCCAGATGGTTCCGCCGCTGCTTTCGAGGCTTGCGCCATGCAGGCCCATCACCTCGCCCGCGCAACAAAAATACCATTCCAGCTCACGCTCGACGCCGACCGTTGCCGCCCTGTTGGTCTTGCCCATCGCCCTCTCCGATTGGGAAGTTGCCCATGTTGCTTACTGCCAACGGCGGCAACCTTACGGCAAGTCACGGGCGATGTGGCGGCTTTTCTTTCGAGCGAGACTGGCACTAGGCCGCGAAATCTTGGCCTCGCGTCGAAAAGGCGTACGTCTTTCGTGTCATCACTTTTGCGAGCGATGGTTTCTTTTTATTTTTACGCGCGCTTAGCCTCATTGCCAAATACGCCATAAAGCCCAAAAGCATTTGTTCTTCGTCGTGCGACAGAACGCCTGCGCAAACAAGATGGTCACACACGTGCAACAAAAGCAGCCTTCTTGGAAAAAGGCCTTGAGCTCGTGCACGCGCAATCCACCGGTCAACGTCTTCTTTGCTCACACAAACCCAAACGCATCTTTTGCCATCTAACGGCAACGGCTTGACGTTGCTTGTCGCTACAGAAATCTGCATGTCCTTCGTTAGATGCTGACTAATTGTGTAACGAAAGATGCTTGAGACCGAACGATGCAGACGTTTTGCGCAAGCGTGAAGGAGATTCGCTATCTCGTTTGGAGTCCAAATCGAATAGCGGAACCCGTACTTTTCCAGCCTCTTAGGCAGCGTCTTGTTCACGAGCAGCGGAGATGCACTAAAGCCTGGTATTGTTCGCGCCAACATCAGCCAAGATTCCGTAACCAACACCGGCTCATCAGATCGAAGAAGTATCTCGTATGTCCGCCGAAAGAACGGGTCGGTCGACGCCAACCTACTCGCCCTTGACCAAAATCGGTCCGCATCTTCGTACGGATTGACCCGAACATAAAAGGAAGGTTCCTCAACCTTGCGACTGACGCGATCGCGCTCCTTCTTTGTTAGGTGCGATTCGCAGTAGCTCATCACGATGTGCCGCAGCACTTTGGAACGCGTGGCTCTGCCTTTTTGAGCATTCCACTTTTGAACCAAATTGTCGATAACCGCCCTCTGCTGCTTCGAGACTCGAAAGAAGACTTGAGGGTCAACGTTCTTTCCCATGCTCTTTGCTTTAGTCAAAGCCCAATAAAAAAACCAACCACGGCAACACGTGCAGATTGCCTTGTCGTGGTTGGTTTGGGGCGCTTCGACCAAGCTGTCATTCGTTCGTCAACGTTGGCTCGCTTTCGTTCGATGTCATTCGTTCAAGAAGTTTGGCTCGATCGGGGGGCATGTCATTCGTTCCTCGCAAATGGCTCGCTTAGCGTCTCTGTCATTCGTTCTCGACTGATGGCTCGCTCGATGGCGGTGTCATTCGTTCGGCGCCGATGGCTCGCTCGGGTGACATGTCATTCGTTCCGCCCAAATGGCTCGCTCGGGTGACATGTCATTCGTTCCAACACTTTGGCTCGCTTCGGTTTTCCGACATTCGTTTGCGTATTCTTGGCTCGCTCAAGAAACATGTCATTCGTTCGATCGCCATGGCTCGCTCAACCGGCGTGTCATTCGTTCCTGCACATTGGCTCGTTTCCATACCTTGTCATTCGTTCCGACAAGGTGGCTCGCTCCGATGCTTTGTCATTCGTTCATCGGCCGTGGCTCGCTCGGAAGGCGTGTCATTCGTCCCATCGTGATGGCTCGCTTAGGTGATGTGTCATTCGTTCTTGGTGCTTGGCTCGCTTCAGCCTCATGTCATTCGTTCCATCGTGATGGCTCGCTTCGGTTAAGTGTCATTCGTTCTTCCTATCCGGCCACTCAAATCCTCTATTCCGCCGCGTCCTCCATCAACGCGTCTTCGACGCCGTCGACGTCATCCATCTCGGCGCCGTCCACTAACTCGGTCATGTCGCCATCGGCGTCGCCTGTCGAATTGAAGAGCGCAAGAGGATGCTCGATGCGGTACTTGCCTACGTCGCCGACAAGGGCGAGGGCTTCGTCGACACTCAGCATCGTCGGCGCGTTCACGACGATTTTGCCGCCGTGCCCATACCCTAGCTTTGCCGCGTAGTAATCGGGCCACACAGGCAACCCCTCAATGGCTCTCCACACGGTGTAGAGATCGTTGAGAAACACGCGCCCCGCCGTGTGCCATCCGGCGCTAAATGCGCTGCCCTTGGTCGGCTCACGACCACCGGGAGGCGCTTGCCGACTAAGCACGCCGATCTTCTTGTTTGCCCAGACGTCGAGGTACTTACTCGACACGTGCCCGCCGTGTTTCTTGGGGCTCGCGTTTTTGAAGCTAGCGGTCAAAAACTGGTACATCCGTTTGCGAAGCTCGGAATTGTACCCGTTCTTTTGCCCCTTCGTCCTACGGTCTAGCCGGTTGATTTTGTGGTCAATCGCAAAGCCCGCGTACTTGATGATCGCCGACGGCTTGCGCGCCCTGATGACGTTGCCTCTGTCATCAGTCGAGTCGTGGATATCAATCTCACTCACGAGATACGCGCTCACCACTGGACCGAGGCCGTACACGTGCTTCAGAAATTGGTTGTAGATAGGGACGCTTTTGAGTGCGCGGGCCATGAGCGCCTCTTTCTTTTTCATCTCGCCCTCCATTGAAAGCGTGAAGCGCGCTTTGCCGTCGTCGATGTACCCGCTT